ATCGCCTCTGGCAGCAGCGCCAGATGGTCTGGACGTATGTGCTGATAGATCCCCTGATACGGTTCGCCATCATGCGCGCCGTTATCCGTCTGCACCGTCGCAAAAAACCCCGTGGACACTTCCAATTCTTCGCCCGCTCGCAGCCGCTCGACGCACGCCCAGGCTGCACCGCCTAAGGCTTCAGCCATGGCCAGGTTGATCCACAATTCCCCCCGTAAGCGCCCCGCACTCACCGTGCACTGCCACAGCCTGCCGATCACCTGTTCCGCCACCTGGGGCGAATGATTGGCGCTAATGTCTCGCCCCTGGCCGTCCTGGGGATGCCCCACCATCAGCGGCACCCCGCTCCAGGACATGACCGAGTCTTCGAGCACATGGGCTTCCACCAGCATGCCATTGACCACGCCAGCGACCAGCGCCACCACGGGCACCACCAGATGGGGCTGACCCTGATAGGTGGAGGTGCGCACCGTGCCATTAGGGGACACACGACAGCGAACGAGTTGGGGCATGGGGACCTCCTATGACACTGCCGGCGTCCACCGGCATCTGCAGCGTGGGTGCACGGGTATTATCCCGCGCGCCGCTTGAGTGGTATAGACGCGCCCTTCGAGCCGCCGGCAGAGGGAACACACCAGCGCATCCCCCCGGGTGGTAAACTTGACGGCTTCGCGCTCCGCCGTGACGCGCTCGATGCCGCGCGCTTCGAGTTCGTCCAGCGTGCCGGTGGCGTGGGCTTCGACAATCGTGGTCTCGCTCAGCAGCTCGCTCCGCCGGATGAGCGGCGCAAACGCCTCACGCACGGCCTGGGCGCGCTGCGCCGCTCCCTGCGTCCTGGTACGTGTCAGGGCTTCCTGCACCGCCAGGCTGGCCTGCTCGGCCATGCCCCGCAGGCGCGCTTCGACCACGGCGAGCAGCGGCCTGAGTGCCGTGCTCGTCGGCTGGTAGCTGGGGATGACCACCGGTGCGTGAGCAGAGACCGGACGCGGCCTGACCTGCCGCCGTGCCAGGCGGTAGGCGTGTCTCACAAAGCGCTCCCACCAGCGCTCGACAGGCAGCAGGGCCGCCACGAGCAGCGCTCTGGCCCACGAGACCACGCGCTCGTCCTCGTCGTCGTCTTGCAGGCCATAGAGCGGCCTGCTGGCACGCCCCAGCAGCCTCGCCGCAATCTGTGCCAGGACCCGCCGCAGCCGCCCGGAGAGGGCCTGGCGAAACCGTATCCTGAGCGCCAGCGTGCGCGTGGGATCACGCGATGTCACGGCGGGCATCAGGTGTCCTCCCCCTCGTCCTCGCGGTCCAACTCTTCGTCAAGAACACCCGCATCGGGGAGCGCGTGCAGCCCCAGGGCATGCTCACGGAACTCGCCCACCGGCATGACGAGTTCGCCCTGGCCTTCGACGTAGGTGCCGACGGCGCGGGCCATGCGCTCGGCAATCTCGGCTTGCCTGAGCGGATCGAGCACCCGCCCCTGCGGCCAGACGACCTCGTAGACGCCGCCCGCCGGCTCGGGGAGCACGCCCCAGGCAATCAGGCGGTCGATGGTGGCGCGGATCAGCATCGGCTCGATGAGACTTTTCTGCCGTGCCTGGATGGTCGATTCCCACGCGACTTGATCCTGCGTACTGGCGAGTTCACCGCGCTCGGAGCCCATGAGGATGCGCTGCGGCACCCCGGCCGCTGCGGCAATGATGGTGGCCTGGGCCTCAATGGCGTCTTTGGGGGAGGCGAGGGACGACGGCAGGCGCGTCACGTCGATGCCGGAAACGCGCAGCCACTGCCTGAGGCCGTGGGTCCACTCGTCAATTTGGCGCCGCAATTCCTCCTTGGTCGCATCGTCCGGGATCGCGGCCCCGTCTCTCAGCGCCGCGACAATGTTGCCTCGCCCGCCCTGCCAGAACATTTCCGCTGACCCGCCTAAGAGCTTTTCGAGATCGTCGAGACGATTAAACACCCGCTCCAGGCGGGGCAGACCATAGACCGCGCCATCCAGGGGCATCTCGGCAAAATGCACCACGCGTGAGGCATGCACCGGGAGGATCATGGTGGCTGGCGCCCGCCCCCTGGGCGTGGTGAGCCCTCCCTCGGTGCGCCGCGTCAGATCGATGGTGTACGTGAGCGGCCTGCCAAAGCCCGGCTGCTGCGGGTCCTCTTCCAGGCGCGTAATCTCGGCAGAGCGCTGGCCATAGGCCGACACATAGGCAACGTCCCTGGCCCTGGTAATGGGGGTCTGCAGGGGCCGTCCATCCGCTACCCCCAGGAGCAGCACGGCATACTGCCCCAGACCGGCCAGCCGGTCCAGCGTCGTCCAGATGTGCGTGAGCCGCAGCCGGGTGGCCAGGGCCTCATACGCCGCCTCGAACGGGGTCAGCGGGTCCGCCTCGGCATCGTCGGTCACGCGGGGTGGCTGGCGCCAGGTGTATTCGGGGAAAATATCGACCAGGCGTGCCGCCAGGTCCTGGCGCAGGTATTTATTGAGGAAGTCGTCAGGCCCGAGATCCTTTTTCCACCCCAGGGCGGTGTACAGCGAGCGCTGGCCCTGAAACGTCATGCCCAGTTGAGACAGGGCATCCAGACCAGATTGCAGCGTCATCAGGTTGCCGTTGTGCTCGCTCAACGTCGTGCCCTCCTGGCACCCTCGGCGCCAGACGCCGGACAAAAAAAAGAAGCACGAGGGGCTGTACAGCCTCATGCCTCTTGAAGGGTGGCGCCAACCCGGTGGTGCGCGACACCGGTGGCGCCGAAGGTTTGCGGGTAATAGTAAAGTAACTTCTGAAGGGAGACAAGGACCAATTACCACACGCCAGCGCGGACGGTTGCGGGCGGTGGACAAAAGGTCGCCCCGGTGGCGTCAGCCAGGTCAGGGGACTGCACATGCCTGGCCAGCAGGTCGTCTTTCGACTCCACCACGATGCGGCCGGAGGAATCGAGATGGCTCGTCGGTGTCGCCAGCTCCCCCGCCAGGTCGTCCCTGAGCGGCGCGGCGCACGCAAAGACGGGTGCCTCGTCCCTGAGCCAGGCCGCCATCTCTAACCAGATGTGATCGCGCAATGTCCGCCCCTGCGGCTCGCCCTTCCTCCTGGGCGGTGCCGGCAGCGCCACGTTCACGGCGACGAGCGGCAGGGTGCCCCAGGAGCGCGCCAGCATGTAGGCCCGCACGTCCGTGGCCAGCTCCACGGACTGCGGCGTCAGTTCAGCCAGGCGGTCGTAGACGCCAGCGCCCAGGCCAATGGTGTCGATAGCCACCTCGTCAGCCTCCCACTCCACCAACGCGGTCAGCACACAGCCCACCGTCACCATCGTGTCCTGCCGGCTGAAGATGCGGGCGTGCTCGACGAGCCGGCCCTGGCGCAGCACCAGGGCGGTGCGGTTCGTGCCCAGGCGGGCCACGTCGACGCCGAGGCGTCTCGGTCCCGTCACGAGGGCAGGGCGTTCACGGGAGAGCGCCGCCTCGGTGTGGGCGAGGGGAATGAGGGTGTCGTCGTCGGCCTCGGGGAACTCGCCGTCGGCACGCACGCGCACCACGTTCGAGCCCTCGCCGAATTTGGCCACCAGGCTCGCGCGGTAGCCCTCGGGGCACAGCGGCGAATCCTGCGAGCGGAAGTGCAGCGCTGTGTACTGCGCCCGCCGGGAGCGGTGCGAGAGCGCGAAATAGCCCTGCGTGCGGGTGGGATTGCCGAGCATGAGGAAGCGCGAGCCCCTGGCCGCGATGGCGCCCTCCGCGACCTCGAATATTTGATCATCCACAGCCGAGGCCTCGTCGACCAGGAACAGCAGCGGCGCGGCGTCCTCGGAGGCGAGGGTGGTCCCGTCCTCCGCCACGGTGATGGCAGTGGCGTGAAACCCCTGCAGCGCCTCGGGGGCTTCTTTGCGCGCCGTCCGCGCCACGGCGAACCACTCCAGGGGTGCGCCCCGGTCGTACACCCGGTCCTGGGTCACGTGGAACAGGGTGGAGAGCCACAGGCGTTTGGGATCGCCACGGACTCTGGACAGGGTGTCCGCCTGCCTCAACCATTTCCCCAGTTCGCCCCACAGCACCTGGCGGAGCTGGGCGGAGGTGGGCGCTGTGCACGGGATACGCGCCAGGTCGTGCGTCTCCAGCATCCACCACAGGATGGCCGCAGCGGCGGAGGATTTGCCGATGTTGTGACCACTGCGTACCGTGACCTTGGCGCCCGCGGGGGCAATCGCCTCCAGGATGCGGCGCTGCTGGTGCGTGGGGGTGAGGCCGAGACGATCGTGGGCGTAGAGGACAGGATCGTGACGCCAGTACGGACGCAGCTCAAGATACGCCTCGACGGAGGCGTGGAGGGCGCTAGGAGACAGGCTGGTGGCCATTGGTGTGTGCCGTACGGGTACGGGTGAGCAGATCCATCAGGCCCTGGCCGAACGCGTCCATGGCGGCTTTGTCGCCGTAGAGGTCGAGGTGCCTGGCCAATTTGTCGAGGGCGTCGACCTTGCTATGCAGCTTGAACTTGACCGTGCCCCCGGCCAGCGTGATGGTCTGGGAGACTTCGCCGACCACCCGCCTGGCGCGGGCGTCGAGCGTCTGCGAGTCACGCAGCGTGACACCCTCGGGTCCCCAGGTGACGTAATCGTACATGTCGCTGAAGGCGATCAGCGCCAGCTCGGCAATGACACGCTCGGGGGTCACGTCGTACGTGCGGATGAGCGCTGCGCGGCGTTCGGCAAGGGCGGCCTGGATCCTAGTTTTTCCTAGTTGCTGATGACTCTGTTTTTCCGGCCAGGTATAGCCCGCCTGGCGACAGGCTTCGGTGGCGTTGCCGTGCTGCAGATAGGCGTCCACAAATTTCCGCTGGCGTTCGCTGAGCTGCTCATACGCCGTCATGCGTCCCGCCCCGCTCCCTCCCCAGGTCCCAGATGGAGAGGACAACTGTGCAGCGTTCTGGGCGCTGTGTCAAGCGCCAGGGTCGCCGTTGTCGCGGGTGTGCAGTGCACGCTCCAGCACCTGGCCGAACGCTGTGAGGCGCGCCAGCAGGGGGTTGAGGTCGTCGGGCATAGGGAGCTCTTGACGCCGGCCAGTCGCCTGATCGACGCATTGACGATACACGTATCGTGTTCCTGCTGGCTG